CGCTCGACGGAAACTTTCTTGTCGAGCCGCGTGCCGTACTCGCGGAGGTCTTCCTTGAGGTCGACATGGATGGCCTCGAGGCGTCTGGCGACCTCGCCGAGTGTCGGCTCGTCGGCCACGTGGAGCTCCTACGTTCAGACGCCCTGAGTGGTGCGCGGGCGGGCGGTGACGAGGCTGTCCTGCGCCTTGCCCGAGATCCCGGTCGGCTTGAGCAGCCCGAAGTGCGAGAGCACGCCGACGGCGAAGGAGACGAGGGAGAGCACGGCCGCGGTCTGCACGCTGTATCCGGCGTCGTGCGGGCCGGCGAGCTCGACCAGGAAGCCGTTCGCCGTGGACAGCGCGAGCAGGAGTACCGACTTGGCGCCAGCCGAGGTGACGCGGGTGGTCACCAGGCCGACGAGGACGGGCAGGACGACGGATATGACGAGGCCCAGCCAGTAGGCCGAGTTGAGGTTGACGGTCATGGCGTTCCTTCGGGGTTGGGTCAGTCGGTGACGGTGAATCCATGCTTGGCGCCGAGCTTCGACAGGGAGGTCTGGCCGGGGATGCCGTCAGCGGCGCTGCCGGTGTAGCCCAGCCGCCCTTGCCACGCCTTGTAGGCGTTGACGGTCTTCGTGCCGAAGCTGCCGTCGACGTATTGAGAGGAGAGGAGCTTCTCGGCGGCGAGCGCCCGCTCGACCAGCAGCACCTCGGCCTTGTATGTCGTGTGACCCTGCGCCGCTGTCGGGTCGTGCTTCGCCGCATACACGACGTGCGCGAGGGAGACCTTCGGTTTCACTGGGGCTGGGGGCTTCGGCGGAGTGACCGGCGTGTGCGTGCCGAACGTTGCCAGGTTCGGCATCGGGCCCGGGTCGACGTGCAAGTTGCCGCGGACCTGGTGGTGTCCGTACTGGCCACCCTCGTTCTGCCACATGTCGGCGGAGACGGTGTCACGGACGAAGCCGGTGGGGGCGCCGCCGGGCCAGACGTCGGGGATGCCGAGGCTTCGCAACCAGTCCATGATCTGGTCGAGCCCCTTGCACGGGGTGTCGCGGACTGTCGCGTACTTCTTGCCGTTGACGGTCTCGCCCGCGGTGAAGACCGTTTCGATCTGCACGCAGTGCTTGCCGGTGCGGTTTGTCTTCACCGCACCGTCGTTCTGCAGAGACAGGGAGCGGGAGTCCGCGGGGAAGAACTGCGCGATCTCACCGGTGAACGGGTCCCAGAGCAGATGGGGCGCGACGCTGGCGCCGCCGCCGGTGAACCAGCCGAGTTCGTTCTTGAACGTCCAGTCGTGTTCGTTGGACGTGATGTGCCAGACGGCCCGTGCCGGGCCGCCATTCATCGCGCCGGTGTTGCCGACGGAGTGCCGGGCCGCGCCGGGCATCCACAGGTCAGGCATGCGGGCCCCTTTCTGGGCATGAAGAAAGCCCCGGCCAGCGGCTCGGGGCTCGGGGTGAGGTCGGTCAGGAGAAGACGGGCTGCGGGTCCAGCAAGGTCGCGGTGAGGATCTCCATCAGCTGGCTGCAGATACCGCACTGCACGTAGCAGTGCACGCCGTCATTGGAATAGAACGGGTTGACTTCGAAGGTCTCCCCGAAGTTGCGGCACGCCTCGTTGTTGTCGCGGACGGTGACGTCGTAGTACAGGGCGGGCGCGAAAACGGGCATGCTCATACCCCCATCACCATCCAGCTGATCCCGGTGCTCGTGTTGTTCGTGCGGGTCAGCCACACCGTGAGGCCGGTTGCGCTGACGCTGGTGACGCCGACGCCGGTGACCTGGGTACCGGGCACGGTCGTCTGCGGCGTGGCGAACGCGGTGAACGTGGTGCCCATCAGGTTCAGGCCGTTGATGGTGAACGAAGTCGGCGTGTTCGCGACCGGGGTGATGTTGATCGTGCCGTAGGCGATGTTCGACGCGGTCAGGGTCCCGAGGACGTCGAACGTGCACGGGGAAGAGTTCTCGCCCTGGATGGACGCGTGTGCCGTGCCGTCGAACAGGGACTCCAGGATGAGCAGCGCCCGATGGTCGCTCGGGTTGACGGCACCCGAGGTGAGGATGAGGTCGCTGTACTGGAAGGCGTCGCTGTCGTAGTAGATACTCGCAGGAACCGCGACCAGGTCGTTTTCCACAGGCCGGAACTGCAACTGCCCGCTACTCAGGTACCCGCTCATGTTGATCGGGTCCTGCAACCCGCGCGTCCACAGCCCACCCCCGCCGTTGCCGGCGTCCGGACCCAGTTCTGCCAGCAGGGTCGTACCGTCCTCCGAGTACACGCGGAGGGTGCCGACGGACGCGGCCGTCATGCGTCGCGCGGCCCGCATCTCCCTCACCTCGCGTTCGAGGGCGGCAAGGCGTCGGGCCAGGCTGGTGGCGTCCGGCGGGAGTTGGTCGAGTTGCCGGGGCATTCAGCTCTCCTCTACGAGGATGGGCCGGACGCGGTCGGCGCCCGGGTCGAGCTCCCACGACCAGCAGCGGGCCACGGCGTCGGCGCCCTGCGGGTGGCGGGGCGAGCGTTCGACGGCGAGGTGGATGGTGTCGCCGAGCCCCCAGTCCCGGCCGAGCCGGGGCGACCGGGAAGCGACCGCATCGAGCGTCCACACCTGGCCGCCCTGCGCCATCAGCGCCAGCGACTGCGCGGCGTGCGCCTCGAGCTGGTCGGGGTCCGTCACGCCGGTCGCGGGCGTGAACCTGTACTCCCAGCGCGGCCATCCCGAGGCGATGAGCGCGGTCGCTTCGTGTGGGCTGGAGGTGAGCCGGGATGATCCCTCGCCCTCGCCGCGGGCCAGGACGACCGTTGCGCCCTTCCCGTCTTCGTAGGACTCGGTCAGGGTGTACGTCGCGACGCAGCCCGGGAAGTCGAACGTGACGGTCGTGGCGGTTTGGACACCGATCTTTGGCCGGACACGCAGGGGGAACTGGAAACCGCTGTGGGCGCCGTTCCAGACGACGTCGATCGCCCACTCGGGGCCGCCGTCCAAGCCCATGACCTCCTGCAGACAGGACAGGATCGTTTTGTCGTCGCCGTTCACGGTCAGGTAGTCCATGACCACGCCCGTGTTCGGCGCGTCGATGACGATCGGCGGGCCATTCGTGAGGGCGGGCGTGACGAGGGCGGCAATGACGGCGGCCTGGTCGGTGCCGATCAGGGTCTGGGTCCCGGGGTACCGGCTATTGAGGTAGCGCTCCAGGGTGGCCGCGCCGAGCTGCACACTCTCAGCGCTTCCGGCCTCTCTGGTCAGGACCGCGCCGCCCCACACGGGGGTGTCAGTGGCGGTGTCGACGGCGACCAGCAGACTGCTGCCCGGCACGGTCGCCTCGTCCCAGTTCGTCGCGGCGCCGTTCAGGTTGAGCTCGGCCTGCAGCGTGGTCGAATCGCCGAGCTTCCTCGCCAGCGCCCCGCTGGGCTTGAGGGAGGGGAGGTCTTCGACGATGCCGCCCGATCCCAGGTCGCAGCCGTACCAGGCGAGTTGGTAGGGCGTCTCTGTCATCAGACGGACTCGTAGGAGCCGGTGATGCGGACCTGGGAGCCGCTGGTCATGGTCTCCGGCACGCCCTGGCTGTGGAAGGCGAGCCGGCAGTCGCCCGACGAGGGCGGGAAGAATGTGGAAATGCTGGTCGCGGTCGGCGAGATGACGGTCTGTCCTGCCCACCGGTTCGTGCCGAGCAGCTGGGCGACGCCGATCATGCTGGCGCCGAGGTTGGCGGCCGCGAAGGGCGGCAGCGTCCAGTTGTAGTTGCCGGACCCGTATGTGGTGGTCGACCCGCAGGTGAGGTTGATATGGAAGATCACCTGGCGGCCGATCTTCTGGTAGCGGCCAGCCAGCGTCCCGTTCCCGGGATTCGGGTTGGTGGTGGAGCCGGTCCACACCGGCGTGTAAGGCGTCCAAAGGCCCGGCACCTTGTAGTACGTGTCCCAGGAGGATCCGTTCCAGCGCAGCAGGTCGGTGCCGTTGTCGTAGAACTGGCCGATGTACGGAGTCGAGGGCGCGGTCGCGGTGGGCAGGATGCCGCCCGGCGCAACCGTCGTCGGCCGCACCGTGGTGGACACCGAGGCGGTGCCGCCGTTGGACACCGACAGCACCGTGATGTTGGCCAGTGGCATGTAGATCTGCGTGCCCGCCGGGGTCGGCGCGACCGGCGACGCCGACGGGGTGCCCGCCAGGTAGACCACGTCTCCCTTGGCCAGGCCGGACGCGTCGACCGTGTTGTCCCACACCCGCAGATAGACCAGGTCGACCCTGTTCAGGGTGGCGTGCGCTGCCGTGTACGTGCCCGGGGACGTGGACGTCGGGAACGCCACCCGGTACACGCCCTGGCCGCTGTAGGCGACCGCGGCCACGCCCGCCGAGCAGTTGATCGTCGTACCAGCCAGCGTGACCGTGAGGCCCGGGTCGCCGGGACGGACGCCCGAACGGGAGCCGAGCGCGGTCCCGTCGGTCATGACCGACAGGGCCTCGACGTTGCGGGCCTCCAGGCCCGAGAAGGTGAGGCCGTCGATTGCCCATACGTCTACTGGCATCTCTGCCTCCTCACATCCAGGCCGAACGCCACGTGGCGGTCAGCATCGGGAGCGCGCTATAGGTCGAACTCTGGAACTGGTAGTTGACGGCCGAACCAGCCGGGATGGTCGGCCAGCCGGACGCGACGGTCATGAAACGTCGACGGGACACGCCGCCGTTGAGGACCACGGTGTGCGCGTCCGTGTCGATGACGAGGACGTCGCCGCTGGCCAGGTCGAGCGAGTAGGCGAGCTGCCGCACCGATCCATCCGGGTAGAGGGCGGAAACCACGGGCGCGACCACGGGCCCGGCAATCGTGAGGACCGGGCGGGTGTCCATGGAGCCGGAGTTCGTGGCGTTGATCTGCCCGGACACCGTCGTCGCGGAGAACGCGAGCGGGAACGCAGCCGGGAAGGTCAAGCCGCCGGTCGTGGTGGGCAGGCCCGTCGTCCCGGACTGCAGGGTGGTGCTGTAGCGGCGCGGGTCGGCGGCCGTCACCATCACGGACCAGGTCGCGGTGCGGTCGGTGACGTACTCGGCCAAGACCTTCCCGGACCGCCTGACGAGCGCCTGCTTGGGCGTGGCCTCCCACACCGTCAGCGTCGTGTCCGTCAGGGCCGCCGCCGCGTACAGCTGGTCCAGCGCGCCGTCGAGCGTGGGCCGGTCTGGCGCCTCAAGGGTCCCCTTCAGGGTGATGGGCCGGGATCCGAGGTAGACGGGCGAGGCCCAGGAGCCGTGGTCCGCCTCCCGGTCCTGTAGCTCGGCCCGCACCTCCGGGCTGTCCCACCCCTCTATCCCTTGAAGGAACCAGGCCACCCCCGCCGCGTCGACTGCGCCGAGGCGCAGCGTGCCGAGGGTGGCCTGCCGGCCGTCGATGTCCGTGCCCGGCGTGTAGGCCACCCGTGCCCCCTTTCAGCCGACGAACGAGATGACGCGGGCGATGTCGTGCGCCTGCTCGGCCGTCGACTGCTTGGCGGCGTACAGGTTCACCGTGATCTGCCGGGTGACCTCCTGCGCCATCGCCGCTGCAGACACCTGGCCGCCCGCGTAGCGGCCCGCGGGCGTGAGCCGGTAGCCCATAGCGGACGCTGTCTTGGCGAGCAGCGCCCGGGACCTCGAGGAGCTGTTCCACGGGATCCACGACTCGGGCACGCCCGCCTCGCCGCCGAGGACCATGGTCGGGCGCGACAGGACCCCGCCGGTCGCCATGGGCTTGCCGCCCTGCGCGACCCACTGCCGGACGAACGTTGATTTGTTCGGTGCGGGCAACGCCCCGATCTGCGCGGTCATCTTCGGCACCAGGGCCTTGATGGTCGCGGTGTCCAGCCCAGCGGCGATCAGGTCCGCATAGCCGCGTCCCGGGCCGCCCCGCAGGGTGGACAGCAGGGTCAGGCTGTTCAGCAGGTCGTCGCCGGTGAGCGTGTTCTGAGCTTTGCCCACAGCGGCGTTGGCGGAGGCGGCCTGCGTCTTGCTGCCTGCCGCCTGGTGGGCCAGCGTTTGCGCGTTGGAGTCGCCCTGCGCGGCGAGCGCCTGCGCCAGGTCGCCGAACCCCTGCGCCGCCAAGGTCTGCAAGTCCTTGGCGAACTGCTCGCTTTCCTTGGTCGACCCGCTGAGCTGCTTGGTGAAGTCCGCCAACGTGGCCTTAGCCAAGTCGCCGGTCTTCTCCAACTTGGACACGATCGACTTGAACTGTTTGTCGGACGCCCCGGCGAGGGCGTTGACGAGGCTGTAACCCTCCTCGCCCATCCCCTCCAGCATCGTCTGTAGTTCCTTGCCGCCTCGCGACCCGATCTTGTTCAGGCTCTTACGCCACTTCTCCGTCGCTGCCACGCTCTTGCCGAGCTGCGCTTCGTACCCCTTGAGGTTGAAAGAGGTCGGCGCCTTGCTGCCGTTCTTCAACCCGAGGGCCTTGTCGGCTGCGTTGACGTCCGCCCGCTCCTCGCGGACCTTCTTGTCGGACGCCTTCTTTGCCGTCTGAGCCTTGTCCACGCGGGACTCGGCGGCCCTCAGCTGAGCCGCGGTGTGGTGGCCCTTACGGACTCGCGAGAGGTTCTTCTCGGCGTCTCTGAGCGCGTCCGCCTTCTTCTTGGCGTCCTTCACCGCAGCGTTGAGGTCGTCCCACGCCTTCTTCAGCGCCTCGATGCCCTTGTCGTAGCGCGTCTTCGCGTCCGACGGGCCGCCGAGGACGGCCTGCGACGTCGGTGTGTACGAGAAGCCGCCCAGCAGGCCACCGGAGGCGAATCGCTTGGCGTTGAGCCGGTCGAACATGGCGACGCCGTACTTGCGGACGGCATCAGCCTTGATGACGTACTCGCCGTTGCTGACGAGGGCGGGGATGCTGTCCGAGGTGCCGGTGCCCGGTCCGACGATGGGACCTCCGAACGGGATGAACTGGACCGCACCACCAGTGGCGTAGCGACGAATGAGGCCACCGCGCGCGTTCTTGGAGACGCCACCCTCGCCGCTGGTGGGGCGCCCGACCGTGTTGTACACGGCCCGGTGCTCGCGGATTTCGAGCGTTCGGATGGTGACCGACTTGCCGTGCAGGTCGCGGATCGCGCGGGCGAGTGCGTCCACAGCGGCCTTCGCGCCGCCCGTGGGGACGGTGATGATGACGTTCTTGCCCTTGGTGTTCTTGATCTTAAATCCGAGGGCTTCGAGCTGCTTGCGGGCCTCGTCCGTGGGTGCCTGCATTGTGATGGTCTTGCCCTTGGTGCCGGCGACCTTCTTCTTGACCGCCTCAAGGTCGTTGATTGCGCCCTGAGTCTTGGCGTCAACTGTCGTCGACACGTGCCCTGGCAGATTCAGGTAGGCCGCGGCGAGCTTGTTGACCGCGTCCTTCGAGAAGCCCTTCGCGAGCATGTCCTTCTTCAGCAGGTCGATGTCCCTCGAGAGGACGGCCTGCCCTGCCTCCTGGCTGTTCTTCTCCTCGGAGACCGCCTGAGCGTGCTCCATGGCAGCCTTCGCCGCATCGAGGAAAGCGCCCTTGACCTTGCGGCCCTTTTCGGTGGCGACGTCCAGCGAGTGGCCGTTGTCCTTCACCGCACTGTTGAGGTCCGCCAGGCTCTGCCGGAAGCTGATCTCTCCCTCGGCGGAGTCGATGGCCACCCCGTTGAGGGTCTTCAAGGCGTCCGACAGCTTCTCCGCCGCGGACCGCTGATCCTGCATCTGATCGGCGGTGATCCCGGCTTCCTGGCCCAGCTTGGCCTGCGAGTCCGCAGACAGCTGCGTCTGCGTGTCGGCCGCGGTCAGGGCTTCCGCATATCCGGGCAGCAGCGTGCGCAGCTTCTCTGTGGAAGTGCCCTGCGCCTCGGCTTCCTTGGCCATTTTCTGGAAGGCCTGCGCCGCCACGTCCGGGGCGCCGCCCTCGACGAGACCTTGGAGGGCCTGGTCGACTGCCTTGATCTTGTCGCGGGCCTCTTCGAGGTGGTGATCGTCGGCGCCGATGTGGGTGATGGTGTACAGCGAGTCACCTACGCGGTCCAGGACGCCCGGGTGGGCGACTCGGGCCACCGCATCGCCGAATCCGTCCAGGTCCTTGCCGAACGTCTTCGTCAGCTCGCCTGCGGCCTTGCCCGTCTTGGCGAAGTTCAGCAGGCTGTTGGCCATCTTCGTCACGTTCGGCGGAGCGTCGTCGAACTGCGACACCAATTTTTCGACGCCCCAGGAGACGGCAGCCAGACCGGCCACGACGACACCGAGGCGCGCCATGCTCATCAGCGCGTAACGGGTGCGAGCTGCGGTCACGCCCATCGACACAAGGGCGGCCCTGGTTGCGGCGATCCGTGGCAGCAGGAGCAGCATGCCCGCGCCTGCCAGGGCAGCAGCACCGCCGATTCCAGAGAACAGAGTGACGGCCCGCTGGAGTTCTGGCGGAAGGTCGCTGTACGCGTTCACCAGGCGGGTGACCCACTGCGTCATGTTCCGCAGAGCCCCGTTGGCCGCAGTACCGCCCTCGATGAGCGCCACCTCGATGGCGCCCCGCAGCCGCTCCAGGTCGCCGACGAGGTTGTCGGTCTGGATGGCGGCCATACGTCCGGCCGCGCCCTGGTCGTTGACGCTCTTGACGTACTTGTCGATGCCCTGTGAGCCGAGTTCGTACAGGATCGTCGCCGACCGCACGGCGTCCGCACCGAAGATGGTGGCCATGGCGCTGTTGCGGGCCTCGGGCGTCAGCTTGCTGAACGATGTCTTCATGCGGCCCGCGAGCTCGCTGAGTCCGACGAACTTGCCGGTGGAGTCGTAGGCGCTGAACCCGATCTTGTCCATGGCGGCCTTGGCCTCGTCCGACTGCGGAACGAGACGCTGCAACATCACCTTGAGCGAGGTGCCCGCGTCGCTCCCGATGAGGGCGTGGTCGGCGAACGCGGACAGGGTGCCGACGGTGTCCTCCAGCGAGAGGCCGGTCTGGTGGGCCAGCAGGCCGCCCATCCGCAGCGACATGCCCAGGCCCTTGACGTCCGCCGCGGACTTGTTCGCGCCGGCCGAGAGGACGTCGGCGATGTGCGTGACGTCCTTGCCTTTGAGGCCGAAGGTGTTCATGGCCTGCGCGGCGATGACTGCCGAGTCCGCGAGGTCGATCTGACCGGATGCCGCGAGGGCGAGGCTGCCCTTGAGGGCGCCGCCCGTGATGTTGGCGACCGAGACGCCCGCGCGGGCGAGCTCCGCCTCGGCGTCCGCGGCCTCCGTCGCCGTGAACGAGGTGGTCTTGCCCGCTTCCAGGGCTGCGGCCCGGAGCTTGGCCATGTCCTTGGACGACGCCCCGGTCACGGCCCGGACGTTGCTGAGGGCTTTGTCGAATTTGGCGGCCGACGCTGCGGCTACCGCAAAGCCCGTGATCATGGCGGTGCCGACGGCTGCGCCGGCGCCCGCCAGACGCGAGGTCTGATCGGCTGCCGTGCGCATGCCGCGGGTGTAGCTGCTGATGTCGGCGCGCAGCCGGACGGTGACAGTACGGGTCGCCACAGGTCACCTCCGGTCGCGATTGACGTGCACGTGCAGGCCGTCGGTGTCGCCCTTGTTGTCCTGGTGGGCCCGGACCTTCTTTGCGGAGATGGCGCAGGCGTGGCAGCGGACGAGGTGCGCGGTGTAGGCGCCCTCGCTGTCCTTGTCGGTGGCCTCACTCCAGGGCTGGCCGCAGTCCGGGCAGGAGTCCGCCTCAATCTCGGCGAGGGCGAGCGCCCAGTGCCGGTCCTCGTCCAGCCACAGAGGCTCGCCCTCGGCAATGACCCGCCCGAGAAACACGCTCCGCGGCACGCCCCAGGAGCGGGCCGCCTCTAGCTCTCGTCGGTGAGGGAGGCCAGGAGTGCGGAGGCGGCCAACGAGAAAGGGATGACGTCCGAGGCGTTGTGGACATCCCACGCCGCGTCGAACAGCTTCTTGATCTCGCCCTCGTTGATGACCTCGAACAGCTCGACGACCTGGTCCTCCGTCATCTCCGGCTGCACGCACGAGGCGGCCACCAAAGCCCGGGGGAAGGTGACGTTGTCGAACAGCTCCTGCTCGTTCTGGCCCGGATGGGCGGCGATCAGGTCCGAGTACGCGCGGTCGCCGATGTACCGCAGCAGGAACGGCTCCTCAGCCTCGCGGACCTCCGCGAGCGTCGCCTTGAGCTGCTCGGCGATCGCACGCGCCGGGTGCACGGAGGTGAGATCGTCCGGCTCCCACTCCTCGGAGACCCGGGACAGCTCGTCCTGGAGACGCTCCGCCTCCCCCGCCAGGTCGCCGCGGAGACAGACCAGGACGGTCTTCTCCCGCGGCTTGGCCTTGGCGAGGATATCCGCGAAGGTGTTGCCCATCAGGCAACCGTGACGGCGGTCGCCGGCGGCGCCGTGACCTTCATCGGGCTGACGAACTTCATGACCTCATTGGCGGCCGGCGAGCTGTTCTGCGGCTCGCCGCAGGTGATGGGGTAGACCTCGCACTTCTGCGACGTGGCCCAGGCGGTGGCGTAGGCGACGCCGCGACGGACGATGAGGTAGCCGCTGACGCCGTACTTCAGCGTCGTGTACGGCAGATCCTCGCCGCCGGTGGTGCCGCGCTTGAAGGTCATCTCCGTGTCGTAGCCGACGCGACCGACGGTCTTCGTGTCGAACGTGCTCGCCAGCGAGGACGTGTCGACGTCCGCCGTGCTGGGGTCGATCTTCAGGCCGTCCGGGGTGACGCGGGTCGTGAAGTCGCTGCCCGCGTTGAGCTCGGTCGTGGTCGGCGCGTTGATGTTCGAGATGGACGACGCCCAGACCACCTTGGTCATTCCGTCGCTGATCAGGTCAGACATGAACCCTCCTCAGGGCATGAAAAAGCCCCGGCGACGGGGCGGACAGGACTGGGTGGCGGAGTCAGATGACGAGGTTCGCGACGGTGACGCTGGTCGTCGACGAGTAGGTGATCGACGCGCTCACGCCGTCGGCGACAGAGGCGAAGAGGTCGGCGGTGATCGGGCCGATCATCTTGTCCCCGGTCGTCGCTGGGACGGTCACGACGAGGTCCGCGACACCCTGCCCACGGATCTTCCCGGTCGCGGTGATCGTGACCGTCATCGACGATCCGTTCGTGTTCTTGACGTGCAGGAACGACCGCTCGCCGCACGTCACCGTGGTGGACGCGGCGGCAGCCGAGTAGGTCGGGGTCAGGCCGCTCAGGGCGACGACCTGCTGGGCGAGAAGCGCCATGAGGGACTCTCCTGTCAGGCGGGAATGGACATCAGCTGGTACTGCACCGGCACGAACCAGGAAGGCGGAGTGGTGTCGTCGTCGCGCTGCACCGGAGGCCCGCCCATGTCCTCCGGCCGCCAAGTGGCCCGGCCCGCCACAGTGAGCGGCGCCGACAGAGCAGCACGGGCCTTGTCGGCCGCCCACAGGGCGCGCTCCATCGAGCCGCCCACACACGTGATCTGAAAGACCGTCGTAAAGTCCGTGCGCGCGTCCGCGAGGGACTCCCGCACAGCTTGGCCGGGCTCCGGGTAGAGCACGACGTACACGTCCGGCGGCGACCAGCCGGGGGTGGCGGGCGCGCCGCCGAGGTGCACGGTCAGGCCAGCGCCCTCAAGCGCGGCCTGTACCGCGTCCACGTGCGGCAGGACTGTCGGTGTGGGCATCCCCTCACCACCAGGCCAGGCCGCGTTCGGCGATCAGCGCGAGCTGGGCCTCGAAGCGCGGCTCCTCGACGTCCAGGGCGCGGCCGCCGTCGCGGTGCGGCGGGTTGTGTACCGACCCGTATTCGAGGATGGCGCCGAGCGCGCCCTGCGAGCCTCGCGTCCGGTGCAGGTTCTCCGGGCCGATGGTCGCCATGACGATGTCGCGTCCGTAGGCGGCGATGTCGTACCCGATTGTGCGCGGGTAGGCGGGGGCGTGCTTCGGCGCGGACGAGCGGGCATTCGCCCTCCAGTCCCGCTTGATGTTCAGCGCGCCCCGCACCACCACGGCCCGGGTGTCCCGGCGGGCTCGGGGGATGACGCGCGCGAGGTGCGCTTCCAGGCGCCGCACGTCGCTCATGTCGAATCGGGCACCGCCGCTCATGACCGGTCCTCCGTTCTGATCCGCCAGGCTGTGGACTGATCGCTGAACGTGGCGCCGAGCACCCACAGGACCAGCCCGACCATGCGGGCATCTTGTGAGGCCGTCACCTCGATACGGGTCCCTGGGAGGACGCGCGTTCCGGGCGGAAGCGCTGTACTCCAGGGCAGGGACACCTCGTACTCGCGCAGCAGAACCTCGCGCTCCCCGGCCTCGGTGTCCTCGCCGGTGGCTGCAGCGATCGCCTTCACCCGGGCCTTCCCCGCGTACAGCTCCGTCTGCGGCCCTGGCGCCGTGGTGCCGTTGCTGCGGTCGAAGACGTCGGGGCCCTGCGTGTACAGGCGCACGGTGTCCCGCATGCGGGCCTCGGCGGCTGCCCGACCGGCAGTCAGAAGCGTGTCGAGGCTCATCGCAGGCCCATCACTCCGACGCGGCGCCGGTAGTCACCCAGCAGCGTCTTGTGCGCGTCCGACAGGCTGCCTGCACCGAGAGTCTCCGAAGCGAAGGTGCGGCTGTAGTCGTCGATCGTCTCCTGCCGCAGCATCGACGGATTCACCAGAGTCGCCGACGCCAAGTCCAGGCAGACGGCACGCACTTCATCTGGGATCTCTTCCCAGCCGTGCGTATACGTGACCTGCACCAGGCCGGGATCCGGATAGGTCGTTGTGCCGGGTAGGCGGTGCCAGCCGCCCGTGCGCAACAGTCGGTCCACCGACAGTACCCAGTCGTGCAGTACCAGGCTGTTGACCTTCACTTCGGAGACCGAGACGACGGGCCGCTGCGGCAGGACCAGCTCGTCGCAGTCGATCACACGCAGTATCGCCGTGTCGTCGGCGACCCGGGTGATGGTTTGCCGTGTCCACTTGCGGATCACGGCCGATGCAGACGCCAACGCCAGCTCCGCCGCGGCGGAGTCGACCGGCGCCTGCATGGCTGCAGCCAGTTCGGCCGCCGTAGCGAACGGAGGAAGAGCCACAGCGACCTCCCCTTGTCAGCGGTTGCGCGCGTCGTCGGCGAGCTTCTGCTGGACCTCGCGGGCGTGCTCCGAGTCGGTCTCCGGGGTCGGCTTTCCGGCGAGGACGCCGGCCACGGTGTAGTGCTCGTCCGGGGTGGGGTCGACCTCGACGCCGAGGTAGCCCTTCTCCGAGGCCTTGTCGACGGCCTGCTGGACTTCCTTCTGTGCCGCGTCCTGCGGCGGCTGAGAGGTTTTGCGCTCTGCCATGGTTCTGCTCCTCAGTTCCGGGTGACGGTGACGCGGACGAGTCCGCCCGGGTCGGTCTGACCGGTGCCAATGTGCAGGGACCTCCACAGCAGGGTGTCCCCGGCGGCCAGGACCAGGTTGGCGGGGGTGCCGGACAGGGTGATCGCCTTCTCGTCGCTCGCCGAGGCGTTCACGCCCGAGTCGAACTGGAGAGTGGCGACCGTGGTGGTGCCGGCTCCGGCCTGCCCCTTGTTGAAGAGGGTCACAGACCGGGTGTTCGTGTTGGCGCCGGTGATCGCGGCGACCGGAACGAACTCGACCTTGGTGACGGTGCAGTCGAACGGGGCCTGCGAGACGACGCTGTCGAGGTCGTTGCCGGCCGTCGCGACGGGGGCCACGTCCTGCTCCAGGATCCGCTGCAGGGGTGCGGTGTCTGCCATGAGTGATCTCCTGTGGTGGGCGGCCTGTTACGGCAGGTCGATGCGGGCCACCGGGTACCGGCTGGCCTCGGTCGGCTGGTCGTTGTTGATGGTGTTCGCGACCTGCCAGCCCACACGGAAGGTGAGACGGATGGCGGTCATGTCCTGCTGCGCCAGGTTGTAGACGATGGCGCCGGTGTTGTCCTGGATGACGGCCTGGTCGAGGATCTTCATCGTGATGTCCTGGCGGACACCGATGACGAACTGCGACCAGTCGCCCATGAACAGCGTCGGGCTGCCCGAGGTGGACCCGAACAGGCCGCGCATCGGGTAGACGACGGGCAGGCCGTCGATCGACATCAGGTTCCCGGCGACGCGGGACTCGTCCAGCTTGCGGCCCTGCGAGTCGCGGGACTTCCGGAGCTTCGACTTCACCGAGGTGGCGCCGACGAAGCCGGACACCTCGTACCCGTCGGCCTCAACGAGGCCGTAGCCGTTGTCGATGTCGCCGAAGAACGCGCCCGCAGTAGAAGCCGAGTTGGCGGTGACGTTGTTGCCCGCGGCGGTCGCCGAGGAGGCGATGTTCGTCGGCCACGACGACGGCGCGTTGGTTCCGAAGAAGGTCGCGGCGTCGAGGGTGCGGCCCATCGCCTCCGTCATCAGGGGCATCGCCTCGTCCCAGATGTTGGCGTCCACGTCGGCCAGGACGTTGTCCGGGACCGGCATGATGACCGCGATCTCCTCGATGTTGAGGAACTTGTTCGCCCAGTTGACCTCGGTCGTCTGCTTCAGACCGGTGTCACCGCCGACGAAGTACGCCGTCGGCAGCGCGGACAGGACCGGGAACCGGACCTGCGCACGCCCCACCGGCACCCGGCGGAACAGCGACAGGACGGCGGACTGCTCCAGCGCCTTGCCGAGCATCTCGTTGGAGACCTCTTCCGGGATGAGCGCCTGGGCGTCCGTCCGCGAGGTCAGGTTGGTAAAGGCCATGGTCCGGCCCTCTCATTTCTCTTCAGCCGGCCGGACCTCGCCGTGCCGGGGATGGGTCAGCCGAGACCGGCCTTCTGGCGGATCAGGGCGTTCATGTCGGTCGGCGCACCCGCCGTCGTGCGCGCTCCGCCGTCGAAAGACGGGGCGACGGGCTGCTCCTTGCCGAGGTGCGGCTTGCGCTTCAGCAGGTCGGCGAGGGCCTTCTCGATGCCCTTGCTGTCGATGTCGCCTTCGTCGTCGACGAAGTCGCCCAGGTTCAGGAAGGCGGCAGCGTCCGACGGGTCCGCGAAGGTCGATGCGGCGAGGGCCCGCACCTCGGCGCGGGCGGCTCGTTCCACCATTGCGGTGGCCCGCTGTTCGGCGGCGGTAGCCCGCTCACCAGCCTTCTGGACTTCCGTCTTGTCGCGGTCCTCGATCCCCTGCAGGCGCGCAGCGTTCGTTCGGTTCGCCTTCTCGGCGTCCTTGGCGCGCTGCTTCCACTCAGCGAGCGCCTTCTCTCCAGCCGGTCCGAGAGGGGCGTCACCGGCCGGTGCGGCGGGGCCGCCCGGTTCGGCGGGCTCGCCGCCTTCGGGCGCGACGGATTCGGTTGCGGTTTCGGACATGCGGTACTCCCGTTGCGGGATAAGGCCACGCATTGCGCGCGGTCAGGTCAGGTAGCCGAAGCGCCGCAGCATGGCGATCGCCTCGTCGCGGCTCCCGGCGAGCTCGAAGATCTGCTCGGGCAGGAGTCGGGGTGACATCAGCCGGTATTGGCGGCCGATGTTGGCGGGGACGCGGCCGCGGGCGATGTCCCGGGCCCGCTCCTGCCGGTAGTAGTGGCCGCGCGTCGTCGTGCCCTCGCGCGTTGCGCGCAACGTGCGGCCGTAGGTCGTCGTGGTGTACATACCGCGGCGGGCGTTGACGATCTGCGACATGTCGGCGCCCTCACGGATCGCCCGCGCGCCCGCGGCGGTGAAGACGCGGTCCTGCTCGGCGCGAGACAGCCGGTTGAAGTAGGCGTTCGGGTCGATGAATCCACCGCGGTCGAGGTGCTGATTGCGGGCGATCAGCGTGGTCGGCAGGTGGACGCAGTCGCAGCGCGGATGCCGCTGGAAGCCCTTGTTCCAGCCGTACTCCTTGCCTGCCAGGATGATGCAGCGGGAGCAGGCCGGAGGCTGAACGACCCGGACGTAGCCCTGGATCGTGCGCTTGCCGACCATCGACGAGCCGACCGCGCTACGGCCCGCCTGCGCGACCTCGGACGTCGACAGCATCAACGCCCGCTGCAGGCCGCGCATCATCGCGTCGTCCGCGGTCAGACCGTGACCGATGCCCTGCTTCGTGGTGATCACCGACAGGTACATCAGCGAATCCAGACCACGCCCGTCCGCCGCAAGCCCGGAGAAGGCTGACGGTCGAACGCTGCCCGCACGCACCGGATCGGCGCCCTCGGCGTCCGCGACCTCATCGACGTAGTCGTCGGCGAGCCCAGCAGACGCCAACTGCCCGGCGGCGACAGCATCGGCCATACGGCGGCCGATCCCGGCATTCCAGGAGCCCGTCAGGTCGCCAATGTCGAGCAGGCGCCAAAGCTCCTGCACCTGGTTGGCGGCCTTGCGGGTGTATCGCTGCTGGCGGCGGTAGTGGCGCAGTGCGATCTGCCGAGCCGTCGCCACGGCCTACTCCGCGGGGATCGCGTCGACGGGCAGCTCGAACGCGGGTGGCTTAGGCCCGTACTCGGCTGCCAAGTCGCCGCCCATGGCCCGGTCGAGGGCGTCCTCGTTGAGCTGGCGCCAGCGCTCGATCTCCTGCGGCGTAGCACCCCAGCGCTCCCACAGCACCTCCCGCGGCACCCCGAGCGTCGACATCTTGACCAGGGCGTCGACGAGTTCGCCCTCAGTGCGCCACTCCGGGCTCTTCCACACGATGCGGGCCTGCGACGAGGCGAACCCGGCCAGCCGCATCGTTCGCTCCAGGCCTTCCTCGAGGAACCGGCGACGCTGATAGATCTTGTGGATCAGGCCCGCCTCGGCTGCCTTCAGTGCCTCCGCGCTCAGGTTGATCATGCTGCCGAGGAGATAGTGCGGAGGTGTCGACGTGATCGCCGCAATGTCGTGGACGTCGGCTTCCTTGCCCTTCAGGTAACCGGAGAGGTCCGCGGCAGCGAACTGGCCGAACTTGGCGCCGCCCTCCTCCGCAATGAGGATCTTGTTGACGGCGACGTCGAACGGCTCGATGTCCTGACCGTTCTCGTCGACCGGGATCTCCATCCCGGTGACCCATTTCTGCGGGAACGCTGCGAACTCCTGCGTCATCATCCGGTCCGCGATCGTCTTGTTGATCCGGTCCTGGATCCCCGTGACCGACCGCAACTCCGAAGCGCCCGGCTTCAGCATCCGCGGCCGGTTCGCGAGCTCACCGAACGGAACCTCGCCGAGGACGTTCTTACCGCCCCACTCCTCGCCCGCCACGTCGCGGCGCACCCACTGAGGCTTCTGGTGTCCCTGCCCGTACTTCGGCTCAGGCGCCTCGAACTTGTAGATCCGGTCGGGGAGATAGACCGTGCAGCACAGCTTGGCCGTCCAGTCATCGATCCACAGCTTCAGCGCAGCGGCCATCTCGCCGGGCTCCCCCGGCTTCTCCTCCGTGATGACCTGCGTCGGATGCTCCGGAGTGATCCGGAAGCCGAGTCGCTTGTCCGGCGACACCAGCATGTAGGCGTTGCCGCGGATCGCCGCCTCCAGGAACGCCAGCGACGAGCCGCCGTCCAGGTTGTTGTCCTGCCACAGCCCCCACGCCGCCTGATCCGCGTCACCGGCGTCGGCGTCCGACTGGAAGCCAGCCACCTCCAGGCGACCCACGAGCGCATCGACGACGAGCTCCATGTAATTCGCCCGGGACATCTTCAGCAGCCGCCGGAACGGCTCCCGCGCCCTCTCGTGCAGGTGCGGCAGCGGGTGCTCGCACTCGTAGTAGTCGTCAAAGACTTTCGTCTCCTCCGACCGCTTGCACAGCGCCTCGTACAAGCGGTCACGCCACCACTCCGGGGACTGGACTGCAGGCTGAAGCATCCGGCCCCCTCTCGGTCAGAATCCGCGCGCCCTGCGCTTCTTGGTCCGGGCTTCACCAGCGGCGATCGCATCGCACGCGGCCTCATGGGCTAGAACTGACACCACGGCAAGGTCGATCTTTTGAACGTGCGTCGCCTTACGCAGCACGTAACGCTTCGCCGGCCGGGCCGCCTTGCGGGCGTTCCGGACGTGGATAGACGTCGTCTCACAGCCGTCATGCCGGAAGGTCGTGTCCTTCTTCGTGACGTCCGTCAGTAGCTGCTCGCAGGCCGCATGCATCTGCGCAACGCGGTACGTCTGCCACTCAGTGACGCGCTTCTCGCCGAATCGGGCCTGCCAGGCCGCCATCTCGCTGGTCCAGTACGGCGGGTCGCCGTACATACGCACCACGTTGAAGCGGCCCATCAGTTCATCCACCGCGGCATCGACCTCAAGCCGCGGCACCTGGCCCTCCCAGTCCTCTGGATCCCAGATGCACGGCCTGTTGTCGGGCCCGTAGGTCGGAGTGAACTGGTAGCCGTCCAAAGTCTCGGCACGGATGCCGGTCCAGTCGTCCACGTCGGAGCCGTCGAAGCCCAGCGCGAGAGCCGTGCCGTCCGGCACGTCCTCCAAGGCGATGCGGGCGTCCCAGCGGTCCTGCTGCAGCCAGGTGCCCATGCCCGCCGTGATGCGGTTGCCGTAGAAGCGCTCCGCTTCCGCAGGCTCCTTCTCCATCAGCTCGAAGGCCTCGCCCTCGATGGCATCGAGGTCGATGTGCGTACTGCCCAGGTACACGGCCGCGTGGATTCGCCGCCGTTCCGCCTTGTTCGTGTACGACAGGCTCTTGGGCGGCAGCCGGTGGAACCGGTAGACGTCCGGGGCCTTCGTCTCCGCGGTCTTCTGCGCGACCGTGTTCTCCGTCGGATCCCAGGCATTCGTCTGCTCCAGCGAGCGCCCTGACATGCCCGCCAGGCCGCGGCGTTGCGTCGTGGCGACCTTGGTCATGCCGTTCTGCTCGGTCCAGATTCCGCTCTCGTCCTGCGACGCAAACGTGATCGGGTTACCCAGCCTCGACTGGGCGGACGATGTGACGACGTCGATCCGGCCGTCGTTCGGCAGCCGGATGAACTGCTCACCGACTTTCATCACCTCGGACAGCGGGCCATTCCGAATCATCGCCTGCAGAGGCCGGTACGTGTTGTCCGTCTGATCCTCGGACGTTGCCGTGATCTGGATCAGCGGCTGATTCCACGGCCGGCCCATTGGCTCGCCCGGCTCGTACCAGTACACCCAGCCACAGCCGCACCCGTGATCCGAGCACCGATAGCGCTCCCCGCCCTGCGCCCAACCGTTGAACAGCACCGGGCCAACGGCCTCCGCGGCAACCACAGACGCGGCCCACGGACCCTTGCCGGACTTCTGAGGAGCCACCGCCTGAGCACGCCGATAGTGGAACGCGGTCGACAGCTGGCCAAGCTCGGCAGTCGGCTTGACACGGTACAGATTCGCCGTGATCCGCAGCTGCCAGTCGTACATCTCGAACGGGCGCGGCGTGATATCCAGGCCGCCAACCGACTGCAGCAGGCAATGCCGAGCAATCCAGTCAGGGACGACGTACAGGGTGGGGAAATCCAGCGGCCAGGTCCCGTCGTCAGCCGCTACCACCAGGCACCGCCCTCAGCCTGGCTCGCGCCGAGGTCGCCTCAATGGCAGGCGCGCTCAGCCCCGTCAGCGTCTCGTCTTCCTCGCTGATCCGGTCGATGCGCCACCGGTTGCCGCGCATTCCAGGCGTCGTCAGCCCCAACGAGTCCGCCATCTGCCGCACAAGCGTCGACAGGACGACCGCCGAGTCCGGCTTCTCCGCCTCAGCGAGCCGACGGGCGTACAGCGCAACCTCGATCTCCTGGCCGTAGCGCTCCCACATCAGCCCCTGCGGCTTCTCCCAGAGACGTTCCCACAGCACCGCCTCGCGAACGCTCTGCTCCTCGAACGGCCAGTCAGGCGTTGCGCCTTCACGGCCCCCAGCAGGAAGAATCGTCCACTCGCCAGCGTCTCGCTCACGCCTCAGCGCGGTCGGATCGGGCGCCGGCCCGGACCTGGTGCGTGCTCCACCCTTCGGCATATCGATCACTCCAACTAGCCGCGTTGCGCGGCGAAAACGCCGTCACCTTGCGTGACAGCGGAGCATGATCACCTAGGCTCTGAACCTGGCAAACCTGGGAGCCACCTCCCCGGCGGTCCCCCGTGGATCTTGATCTGGGGGTCCCTCCCCAGGGTGATCATGGCCTTCGTGACTGACCGTGATGATCACCGGGAGCCTGGGAGCATCGCCGGCCAGAGCCGGCCACTGCCTACCAGGTGTAGATCGCGTCGCCGTCCTGGTGCCGGTGCTCGTGCTCCGGGGTGCCGGGCGGCAAGTCCGGGTCGGCAGCCGGCTGGGCGCACGTCAGGTGAGCCAGGGTCGGCAGGAAGTGCGGCGCACCGCACAGCGGCCTCTCCTTG